AGAAATCGTCGATCATTGGATTTCTCCTCGACGACGCTGAGCAGCTCTGACAATCGCGGCGGCACTTGCATCGACCCTGGCCCAATATGAGCTTACACTTTCGCCGGGCTGGCAGTTAGCCGCGCCACGCCGTTTCTTATCGTTATTTGTGTCGTTGTCTTCGTCGCCTTCGTCGCGAGGCTCATCGTTGTCCGCGTCCGGCTCGTCATCATCGGCGGCGGGCTTGGCTTTTTTCTTTCCCTTTTTCGGCGTGTGGTCCTGATCATCGCCGTCGGTAATATCGGCATCCTCGGGCTCGTCATCGACCAGCCGTTTGAGAAGCGGAAGGCCTCGGCGAGCCTGACCGGCGTTCGCGATTTTGAGCGCCTGAGCCTTGCAATGCGCCTCGTAAGCCGCATCCGGATCGGCGGCGGCGGCCTGCTGGCGGGCCGAGCGGCGGCCGAATTCCATGTCTTCGCGAATTTGGGCGCGATCCTTTTCCAGCTCCTCGCGTGACTTCGGGTGCTCGGCCGGTTGCTCGAAAATGGTACGCAAATGATTGAAACGGGAGGTCATTATGATTCCCTTCCTGCGGACGGCGGTTTGGCCTCACAGCGATAGCCCTCACGCAAATCGACACGAAACCGATCGAACTTTGATTCGATTTTGGCTTGTTGCCGATCGATCGCCTCGGCCAGCATCCGGCTACGGCGGACTCGCCTCGCCACGTCAAATTGTCCACAAAAAGAGTTGGGGCGGGCGGTCATTGGTCGCCATCCTCTGGATCCACCAGTAAAACGTTGCCTCTCGCCCGGCGCATGTCGTTCAGCCCCTCGACAACTCTGCGCCTGATCTCGGGATCGCTTGGCTTGCCATTGGCCCAATTGACTCGCTCGTGGAGGCCGCCGTCGTCACTGAAATATGCGCCGCGCTCTTCGAGAGCATGCCGGATCGCTTTCAACGTCGAGGCTCTGGGGTCGCTTTGCCCTCTCTCGATCGCGATAAGGGCAGCCGCAGAAATACCAGCCGCAGCAGCAAGCCTGGCCTGGGTTAACCCAAGCAAGGCTCTGGCGGCGCGAATTTTTGAGGGCGTGATCATGTGAAATAATCGCCCCGGCTTGGAATTTTGTCAAGCGGTTGGCGCATGGTGTGCCAGAACGTCCCAGCACAGGAATGCGTTTTGTGCATAGCTTACTTATGCCAAAGCACTCGGCCGTGGCGCGACGGCTTAGGGATTTCAGCCTTGGGATTCTGATGACTCCACGGGACCGGCCTCGGCCCGAAGATCAATTCGGAACGCGTCTGAGGCTCGGCGACTGGCTGCGGCTTTTCGACACGCTGGTCGAGCTGCTGCAGATATCCGATCCTGCCGAGGCTGCGGGCTGACTTCTTCATTCAAAATTACCCTCCATATTTCCGGCCGATCTCGGCGAGCTTCTGCTCGACGAGACTCGGGAACCGCCGCTGCGGCCCCGGCGCGCGGATCTCTGCATTATGCCGCTTCTCCGCATTGACGGCCCGTATCAATTCGTCCGTGGTCTTGTAGAGCCGCACTAAATCCTCGAAGGACAAATAAATCCTGCGGCCGAATTCAAAATATGGGAAGTCACCGTCTGGAAGCGCTTCGATCCCACAGCCCATGACAAAATTTGCTTCCTCGGTGCCGACCCGCCAGTGTTTGAAGCCGGGTTTCACTCTCGTGTTTGGGCGCTGATACCGGAATCGATCGTTGACTACGAACAGCGCCCTGCTCAGACGTTGAAGGTCATTGAGGTCGGCAGTCCAACAAAGGTCTTCGGCCCGGAAAAATCCCTCTCCCTGGAATTCCCGGCCAGTCTGGAGCCGCAACGAAGGCGTTCCAGCCAGATCAGCGAGGATCAGTTCTTGCGTAATTACCGTCATGGCATAAGCCTTCTTGGTGCGGGATCGAGACTGCGCCCGGTTATCTTCTTGCCGTGATGGACTGGCGGTGCGGTAGCAGGCCTAAGACCACGAGGTGTCATTGTTGTTTCTTTCGGTGCGTAGACCGAAAACTCTAACGAGCTGCGTTGGCCGGCCGGGACCGAACGGCGAACAGCGAGGCAGCCGACCATGGTATCCAGCGGCTCATTTCTCTTACCGGCGGGACAAACATATACTGTGTAAGGTTGACCGAACCGCATGCGTTTCTCACGCCGTTCTGCCGTCAACCCAGCAAAATACTCTGCATTGAAAATAGGTAGAGCAGGGAAATGTATGCACCCGGCGACCGGCTTGTTTTCTATATCCGGTAGAATCTTGAGACGCGAATAGATTGCGTCCTTCGCACTATCGACGCCGATTTTCCAAAACGGGTCATTCTGCTTGTTGCGCCCGGCCTGGCTCGTCCAAATTGCTATCTTACCGGCGCGGCCATAGCAGGGAAAGATACGACGTCCACGCCTCTTTCTGGCGAAGTCGAATACTTGTGACCCGTGCATGCCGCCAGCGTCGATACCGAAGGCAGCGCAAGGTAATGTCTTGCCGTCACACCGGCGGAACGTCCGCAAGGTCAATGTATCCAGTTCACGCCACGCCGCGCCTTGACCAGGGTCCAAATTAATAATCACATAATCGAGAGCGAACGCTTCTTCGTTGAATGCCCAGCCGACGAATTGAATTTCGAGACGATCGCCTTGGACGTCGCAAAAGCCGGTGACGACTTCAACGCCTAGCGGCACGGTATCGGGTGTATAGTTTTCCAAACGAGTGATGAGAGCCGAGCCGTCAATACCTTCGCCAAGCTGCGGCTCGAATATTTCGGCGAGTGCGGTGTTGAAAAACTTTCTAAGCAGCTCATGGTCACCGCTATGTTTGGCTTCAAGGAATTCTCTCACAACATCGGATAGACGGTGCCTAATCGAATACAGTTTCGAAACATGGAACCCGGCATGGCCTTCGTAAGGCGATTTCGAGCCGCAGTGCATGCATGTCGAGCGGCCTTCGCTATCCCACTGCTGGGCCGGTTGTGTCTCATTACAGCATGTAAAATTAGCCGTTTGCCGCCAACCGTAAGCGGGTGCGAATTCTAGCCGTTCCATGACTTCTCGGCGTTCCCGCTCAGACCATCTCACAGAACAGGATTCACATTCGATACCGGCCGTTTCGACAAGATGATCCCCGGCTGTGCCCTTATCCCACTTGACGTGTTTCCACTTCAAAGTTTGCTCATGCCCACAGTGCGGACAGGCAACATAAAGCCGCCTCTGATCGCTGAAATTATACTCGCGCGCAATGCGGGATTCCGTATCGGTCGGCGAGCACGTCCGCACAAACTTGGCGCGGCCGATGTTTTTGTAAGTCGATGCACGTTCTTCGGCCAAATGCATCGGGTCGCCTTCCGAACCGGCGGAGGCGGGATATTTGTCTGTCTCGTCGAGAAGCACGATTCTTTTAGGCCGGGACGCCAAATCGGTTGGAGCGTTAGCGCCGACCAGATCGATCGCGCCACCAGGGTAAGACCGATGTGTGATGGTAGCGTCACCTATCCGGGATCGCGGCGTCGGGACCAATTCTTTCAAACATGGCGTCGCATCGATCGTTGGGCCGAGCCTTTCCTTGGCGAAGGCCTCCGCGGCGCCTTGTGTCGGCTGGACCAGCAAAATTGCCGATGGATCAGCGTGAACGAAATAGCATGCCGTATTGATCAGTAATTCAGTTTTCACGCTCTGCGTACTAGCCATGACGGTGATCGTATGCGTATCGCCCTCGACCACCGCCGCCATCGGGCCAAAAGCGCAAGGCTGTGCCGAGGTTCGCCATTTGCCGGGGGTCGCGCTGGTCCCGGACGCGACCACGCGGAACCGGTCTGCCCATTCGATCAGCGTGGTCGCGGGTGGGGGTTTAAACAGCTTGGCAGCCTCGCCGAGCGCCTTTCTGAGCTTAAGGTCGATCATCCGGGCCACCATGTACAGAAAGCGCCGTCAGGGCCTCGTAGACCTCGTCTCGGAGGATCTTCTCGACTGTATAGCGGTCGAGGCCGCAGACCCGGTCAGCGGCCTTGCCAGGCAGCTGCAAAAGCCGGTCACGAACGACGTTGTAATCCGCCGCAACCGTCTCGGCGACCTTGCTGATCTCGACCACGTTTGCGGCTTTGAGATCGTATTCGAGCTGACGCGTGAGCGCTAAGGCGATCTCCTTGCGGCGGGTCGCCTCAGCCGTGGTCCACGCCGCTGCCTCGGGCAGCATATTGGCCAGGGCGGCTTCGACAACTGGCGCGATGGTCACGGGCGCCTCGGCCGCGGTATGCTTGGCCTTGTGGGCAGACGGCGCCTTTGCCGGACGTGGCGAAGCAATTGGTCTCCGGTTCGTCACGCCACCGCGAAACTTCTCCGGCCGCGCATCGATCAACTTCTCGGACGCCTCAACGTCCACGAGCTTGCCGCGCAAGACCAAGAGGCCCGTCTGTTTCCAGACTGTGACCTGCTTTCGCGAAACCCCGCGAGCCCTTGAGAAGGCCGCCTGTGAGAGAAATTCGTCCATGGAATCAATAGTAACACAGCTCTTCACGAAATGTTACCGAGTTTTACAGTGGTGGACGCGGCAGCTAGAGCGCTGGCGCGTTCCCCAATAGCCATGGTCGAGCTTCAAGAGGGACCCGTCTGGCTTTAGCTTATTGTCTTTGGCGGTTCTTTGGGTGTTTCTTGAGCCAAGCTTCAGACTCATTCTCTATCCAAGACTTGGCCTCAGCTTCCGAGTCAAACGCACCGGATGGTTGACCGGTATCGACTTGTCCGGGCTCGATCGTGAACGCTCCGGCACGATGATGGTGTTCCACAAAATCCGCTGTAGTGGAAAATGTGGAACCGGCGCGGTGATGCATTTGCCGCATCTGCGGAAATATCAAGCTTCAGGAAGGACTCAAGCTCCTACAAGACGCCTCTAGTAACGATATTTTTGTTAGTCTCGTCGCGTATGCCGTAGCCGGTAGCAGCCTTTCCTCCAAAGGGGAAAATTTGGGTGGGGCCAGACGCCCCAACTCTCTTTGCCTCAGCGACAGCGGTCTCGATCGTTAAGCAAGGGGTCGAAAGAGGATATTCAATAGGTGTGCCGTCAATACCTGGGCCGTATAACACGATCGAATATGACATGCGACAGTCCCCTTCTGGCAAATAGGAATTCGGCCCGCGCGCGGTCCTTCTCGATGGAACTTCGCTCAGGATCGAGGGCGACGATGATCGCGGGCGCCCTCAATACTGCGGCACGCGATGCATCCGACAATCGAAACTACCCTTGATTGAGACGTTGTAGAAGCGTCCCATCGACTCAGCCGCTAATAGGCTCGACACCGTCCCACGACCAATTTCACAATAATGGTACCAAGTGCCACTCAAATTTATGAGCATGTAAGCGTTCTTCTCGTCGTAGCAGACCCGCTCGATGAAGCTGCTGCGAGTGATCGTGTCACACTTGAACGCCGCAAGGCTCACAGGCCCGCGATATTTGACCGTAACGACCTCGGATTTTGCTGCGGGCAGCCCCGGCTCGGCTTGAGCGGATTCAGCGGGCTTCTTGTCGAACTGATCGAACGGGTTGCCCTCTACGGGTGGTCCCAGCTTGGGCTTGCCCATACCGTGTTGCGCAGGCGCGTTGAACGAGACGGGCCGGTCGGGCGCTATGTCTCCAACATATGAGGACATGGGTGCGGGCTCAGGCCAGAAGTCCATGGGTGCAGGCTTTGGTGGCGGCGGGAGGTCAGCAAACACGTTCTCCTTGAGCCCTGGTGGCGAGACCTCGGACCGTCTTTTCTGCATCATGAAATAGATCAATTTGCTGGCCGCAGTTGCGAAGTGGTCTGTCGGGTATTGCTGGCAATAGTTGTTGATCCAACCAATCGCGCCGTCGATGTCGGTCCCTTCGAGAATATTATAGACGCCAGGCGTTTCATGGTTGAACGCGGTTAGATAGCCCTGAAGCCAGGCGAGATACGCAATGCCGGCCAATTCATTTTCGGCATGCTCGGATAGGTATTTGCCACATGAGTCAATCCCACTGCCCAATTCCACGAATTTGCCCTGATCTGTCGCCCGACATGCGGTCGTGCTCAGAACAGATGCAAAAAGCAGGATTGATGCACGGAGCACCAAACGCCGGATATCGCTTGCAATCATGAGCATTATTTTTAAGCCGCTAAACCGGTGTG